CATTTCCATGTCGAGTGCCCGGAGCGCCGCGGCGTGGCTGCGCTGCCGCGTCTCGACGGGCGAGGCCCATTTGTGAAACTCCGTCAGCAGTCTGGTCTCCACGCGTTCCAGGCGTTCTGCGATCCATTGTTTATCCTCTTCGGTCAGCATTTGGGTGCCTCAAATTAATTTACAGTATATCTCACCCTAGCACTTGACTGCAATCCCACAATCCTGCCATACTACAGTCATGCAACAAAGATCCTGCGGCATCGGCGAACCGACGAGCTGCGACGGCCGCATGTCCGATTGCCCGCGCTGCGGCGATCGGCTTTGCGAATACCACGCTGTAGACGGTTTGTGTCTCGCCTGCCAGGACGATGTCGCAGAAGCAACGGAGGAATATTTCATGACCAAAAAACAGTGGGACCTGTTTAACAATGCACTCGCGACCGCTACAACGCTCTTGAGTGGACGTATCGCGGAACTGAATGTCCGCAAGGGAGACGCTTCGATGTACGAGCAATGGATGGCCGAAGCCGTCGAAGCACGCGAGGCGTTGCATGAGCTCGGCAAGCAGATGCCGGTGAGCGTTTGGCTGGGAGAGGTGGCGTAATGCCACTTCCCGCGTATCAAAGATATGCGCTGCTGAAGCGGGCGTCAGTGCGCCGCAAGCGCGAAGAGAGGGAAGAAATGTTAGCAAGGAAAGCGGCACGTCAGCTTGAGCGGCAATTGGACCGCTGCGAATGTGATTTTGATTGCGTGGGCGATCCGCCGCGCTATGTACGCTCGAACCACAAGACTCTGTGCCCGGTGCACGATACCTGTTGCTGCTGCGATGAGCGCCTGGCGGTGATCATCGATGACGGCGACAAGTTGTGCGCCGAGTGTGCCACGGAAGAGATCACACGCTGCCCCAACTGCGACTGGGAAACGAGCTTCTCCGAGCATTCCGCAACCAGCCGCGAGCCGCACGGTGAAACGCACGACGACGTCTGGCTCACCTGCAACCACTGCCACAAGCGGACGGATGACCAGGAAGTGAAGGACTACAATGCCGCGCGCCTAGCGGATATACACAGGCGATTAGAGGAATTACAGGGAGTAGGAAAATGAATACAGCATTGCAGCATACCGCCGAGCATCGCAGCGTGAACTTTTCGCGCGACCAGGTTCAATTACTGAAAGACACCGTCTGCAGGGGCGCGACCGACGACGAGCTGCGCCTCTTCCTGGAGGTCTGCCGATCCAAACGGTTGGACCCGTTCGGGAAACAGATCCATGCGGTGAAGAGATGGGATTCCGGCCTGCGCCGCGAGGTGATGAGCTTTCAAATTGGAATCGACGGCTTTCGGGCACTGGCGGAACGCAGCGGTCGCTACGTCGGCCAGGATGCGCCTGTGTGGTGCGGTCTCGACGGCGAGTGGCACGATGTGTGGCTCGCGCAGCAGCCGCCGGTCGCCGCGAAAATGAGCGTACATAAGGAAGGCTTCGTCAAGCCGGTCACGCGCATCGCGCTGTTTCGCGAGTACGTACAGACCACCAAGGACGGCGGGCCCAACAGCATGTGGACCAAGATGCCGGCCAACCAATTAGCGAAATGCGCGGAAGCCTTGGCGTTCAGGGCCGCGTTTCCTGAGGAGTTGTCTGGCCTCTACACGCCCGATGAGATGGGGCAAAGCGAAAATGACAGCCGGCGTGTGAAGCAGCCGCTGCCGATCCGTTCGAAGCCCACTCCGAGCGCGCCCACTCCAGTCGCTGTGCCGGAGGCGGTGATCGATGTGGAACCCATCGAGCCGCCGCAACCAGAGTCAGAGGACGCGGGCGAGTTCCGTGTGCCGTCCGAGGAGGAACTGCGCAACGGGCTGCGGAAAGGGCTCGAGACCCTCCCCGCGCTCACCGCGGCCTGGCGCGAGTTGCAGATCGAATACGATCGGGCCGGCGTCCGCGACGTCATTGAGCGCATCCAGCAGCGGTATGAACGCGACCCCTCGGGCAACCGCACGCCCTTGTCCTTACGAACGGCGGTCATCGTGGCACGCAACTGGAAGGACGATCATCTTGACCTGTGGCTGCGGCAGCCCGGAGAGGAGGGCTAATGGCAGCAACAACGGAAGCGCTTGTCGTCGCACAGCCGCGGCAGGAGACCGAAACCGGCGAGCTCTCGATCTCGCTCGGCGAGATGCTGGCGCTGCTTGCGCAATGCGAGGAACCGGAAGATTCCGACACGGCCGCCGCGCTCGATGCGGACGTGCAAGCCAACGTGGCGCAGGCGATCGTACAAAAGCTGCGCCGCTATCAGGGATTCTTCTCCTTCTGCAAAGCCCAGGTCGCCGAGTGCGACCAGGAGATCGAACGACTACAGGCCCGAAAACAGGCCATTAAAGGCGGCAAGGAGCGGCTGCGCAAGTACCTCGCCCGTGCGATGGCCCGTAATCGCATCCGGCGTCTGGATGCCGGCACGGTGGTGTTTACCCTGATGCCGGGCGCCAAGTCGTTATTCGTTTCGGACCCGGAGAAGATCCCGTATCAATTCAAGACGGAAAAGATTGTCTGTGACCTCGACAACGCGGCGATCCGCCGGGCGCTTGATGCGGAAGAAAAGGTGGACGGCGCCGAGCTGATTGTCGGCGACCCGTTCGTCACGGTGCGATGATTTGGTGAGAAATGCCCCCTGAGACGAAATACAGAATTACCTACAAAATGGGCCGCTGCGCGAATGGAGCACAGCGGGATAGCGGCATCCTCTACCATGCCGTCATAGACGGTTATCGCGCCTTGTGCGGCACTGCGCCGGGAAAACGGTCTGCTGGATGGTCCTCACATACAGCTGATGAAGTGACCTGCGAGAAATGCAAGAGAGCTATACTGCGGCAATGGATTGCGGAAGCTATGAGCGATGCTCCCTGTGTATGCCATTTGGATGCTGAGTCTCGGTGTCCTAGACACGGATTGATTACTGACTAGAAATGCCCCTGACTGTGGAATATAGCCTCACGTTATCCGAAGATGACCGGACGCTTCTGCTACTGTGCTTGGGCATGGCTACGGGGAGTGCTATGGATCACGACAATCATGGAATGGTCCGCGTCATCCGAGACTTCACGCACAAGATCGCGAAACAACTAGGAGGCACCGCTTACGTGCTAGAAATCCAGCCCCCTGCTAAAGACGCTGGCACGCAGCCTCCTGCAACGAAAGCCGAGGTCTGATAAGGCGCATACTGTCAAACCCCCTTCGGGGCTACACTAGTTCAAACCTCCGACACAATGACCGTGGAAGGAATTGCCCCATTTCGCGGCGCTATAGACAATGACTCCCGCCGTGTTCGCATGGGTATAAGAGTGAAGGGCGCGGCGGGCTTTTTATGCTTGCGGGAGATGCCGCTTCAGGATCGAGTCCACCGCATCCTTGATCTCCTGCGGCGTGCGTTTGTTCGCAAACAGGCGCTCGAGTGCGAGCGCGCGCCGGCCTTCGAGCGTCTGGCGACCCTTCCGGTTCCCGAGCACTTTATCGCGCAGCGCGACCAGCACCAGATCCTGTAATTTTATGCCTTGCGAGCGTGCCAGAAAGATGCACTCATCGCGGAACTCGGGCGTTGATTTGGTGCACATTTTTGCATCGCCGACTAGTGACTTCATACTAATGTACTCCTGGTTGGGAGCCTGGTTGCGCATGGATATAACCCGCTCCAGTTAACGCAAACGCGCTCAAGCGTCATTTTGACACGTCCTGACGTCTATGAAAAGAGTCACTGATTTTTAGCTTCCAATTATCGATTTAGTACCAAAACTTTGGCGGCCTCCAACACGATATAGGTTTTCCCCTACTTCGGGGTTTATTTCATTCCAGTGAATGGACTTCCGCAGTTAATCCCGACTCGCGCGCAACAAAAAATGTCGGGGAAAGCCTATAAAGGTGCGGGGTCGGGAGAAAAGGCTCCCGCAAATATTCACCTTGCGCCGGCGAATATTCTCCGGTATGCTGAATCCCGAATTCGGTTTTAGTACCCATAAACCTCCGCCTTCGACGGACCTTGTAAGTACCAAAAGCGAACACTTCTGCGGGAATTCTTTGCATGCCCACATCATTAACGCCATTCGCGGTTCGGGTCTCGGACGAACTCGTCGCCGAGAACATTTTTCAAATGATCTTACGACTTAAAGAAAAAGATCGAAACGAACTCCTTTCGCGGCTCTGGCGGAGCTATGCGCGCAAGTCTCCGCTTCCGGTCAAACTGAAGCCGCACGAGATCGAGGTGGTCCGGCTGCTCGCCGACGGGTGTGACGAGACCGAGATCGCGCGCCAGCTCAACATCAGTGTGAAAACCGTGCAGCAGCGCAAGCAGAGCGCCCGCCGGCGCCTCAAAGTGGACAACATGATCCTCCTCATTCGCTACGCGATCGAGACCGGTCTCGTCGCGCCGCAGTTTGGGGCGCGGCCGCGGGCAAAGTGATGCGATACATCCGGGCGAAACGAAGGCGGCCATGTCGAATAACAAACGGCTAACGACCAGCGAAGCACAGGAGTTGGGCGCCTTTCTGCTGCGGCACAACCTGCGCCAAGCCTACGACGCGCAATTGCATTGGATGCCCCTTGTGCAGGAGATGCTCTACAACGATCTGCGCCGCTTCCAGGAACGCCGTCCGATGCGATACATCGTCCTTTCGCGGGAAAGTATGTCGCAGAACGATTCCCCGCGGGTGAGCGAAATGAAAAGGTTGCGACTCGCGGGTTTGACGCTCGAAGAGATCGGGAACCAATTCGGTGTGAGTCGGGAGTGGGTGCGGCAGCTTATCGACAGTATGCCGCCGCCGTTCAGGCCGACGCAAAAGTTTCGCCAGCGATTGACTAAGACCTTGAAGCGCTGGCTGTGGGATGCGGGTTACCGGAGGTGCTATTGCTGCAAACTCTGGAAAGCAGATATGCAACGCAAGACATGCCGGGAGTGCGAACGCCAGCGCGCCAACAGGCGTTATCACACGCAGGGAGGAAAAGAAAAAGCACGGGCCTGGCAGCGTGCCCATCCCGAGCAGTGCGCCGCTGCTACGCGTCGCTTTTTGGAACGGAAGCGCGGTAAAGCCCGCCTGTGACTTATTGTTGAGAGCCCTATCAATGTTGATTGCTGACAATAAGTCACTTGAGGCATACTGGGATCTGAGACGACTCTCAGAAACCATGCCACGCAGACGCCACGAACAGAACCCCAAGATTTACCGCAAAGACGGACGCAGGAAATTCCGCTATTACGCCGACCGCTTTCAAGACGGCACGTTATCTCGTGTACGACGGGAACACGATTTAGGACCCGCTGAAGGCAAGGGCGCCTTAACGGAGGACCAAGCCGAGAAGGCCAAGCAGCGTTTTCTCAAAGAGAATGACCGGCCCGGCCAGGTGCTGCTCTCCAAGATGACGGTGGAGGATTACTTCCTGGGTCCGTATAACACGCATTTGGCGGCGACCAGCAAGAACAACCAGAGCCAGGTCGATTCGCTGTGGCGTCATCATATCCAGCCCGCCATCGGGCGTATGTCCCTGGCGGATGTGGGCCCGCGTCATGTGCAGGCATTACTGACGCAGATGGAAGCCGACGGGTATTCGCCCTCCACCATCAAGCATGTGAAGAAGGTCATTGCCGGCGTATTCGCGGATGCCTACCGCGAAAAGGCCTATCGGGGCGACAACCCGGCGAAGGGGTTGCGGCTGCCGGCTCCGCGGGCAGTGAACCGCCGGCCGGTGCTGCCGTTCAAGGAAGCGGCGTATGTGCTTACGCGCGTGCGCGCCCTTCTCGCCGCCATGGTGACCCTGGCGCTTTGCTGCAGTTGCAATCTGGCCGAGCTGCTTGGGTTGAAATGGTCGCGATTAAATCTGTCGGACGAAATGGCGCTATGTGACAACGAATATCTACCGCCGCGCTCGGCGAAAATCGCGCAGAATTATGTGCGGAAGGAATTCAAAGCGACCAAGACGGTCAACCGTTGTCGCATCATTCCGCTACCAGATGCGCTGGTCGAATGGTTGAAAGTATGGCGCGGGAAATCGCTCTTTAGCGGGCCGAATGACCCGGTCTTTTCGAGTAAACGCGGCAAACCACTATATGCCGCCAATAACCGTGTCTTTCAAAATGTGGCGATCGGCATTGGAATCCGCTTCACTTGGAATTCGTTGCGGCATTCTTTCCGCATGTACTGCGACCTTTTGAAGGTGCCTGAATACCGGCGCAAAATGCTCATGGGGCATTCGCTGACGCAGGATATTGGCGACGTCTACGGGCACGCCACGTTCGACGAGTTGCGTGCCATCGTCAATGGCATCGCCGAGAAGATCCAGGCCAGCCGGGCGCTGCTGCCGCCGGCCTCCACTCCTCGAAAGGTAACCAGCATCCGATGATGTCCGCGGAAGATCGTAAACGCATCGGCAACCGCAAGGGCGGTTTAGCGGAAGTACCCAAGGGTCTCGCCCGTGTCTCTGCCAAAAAACGCAAGGCGATTATTGCGAAAGCGATCGCGACGCGCAAGAGGAAAGCGATGGACCGGGCCAAAAACCGCAATGAAATGGACGCGATATGGACGCGAAAGGGTGCGTGAGGGAAATGGACGTTGGTTGTTTTCAGATGTTTACAGGGGATCATTTCGAAAACCCCCATTGCTCGAGGGGCAATATGCCGGGTCCAAGCGGTTCCTTGCTGGCAAACGTAACCAGTAATAGTATCAAGCACTTAAGCCCTGTTTGGGCAAATTCATATTGCCTGCTTTCAGGGCAAAAAAGTACTTGATTTGGACGCGATATGGACGCGATATGGACGCGATGATCATCTGCGAGGCCTGCGGGCGAGCAGCGGAAACCGGCGCCGACTGGTTTACTGTGCACTTCGGTGTGCGCAACCTCGAGCTGCTGGCGACGGCGACCGGGGCGAACATTCGCTATCTCGGCGAACACAGCGTCTGTTCGAAGGAGTGCCTGATTCAACTCGTGCGCGACTGGGCGGACAACTGGAAGTCGAAGCGGGCGGCGGCGGCGGCGAATTGATGCCGGTGCCGGTCTGGCTGATGTTCGTGGCGGGGACGCTCATCATTGTGGTCTGTTTGTGGATTTTGTGGGAGTTGGGAAAGTTATGAGAGTAAAAGAAATTCCCATCGAGAGCATCGACGTTGGGAAGCGACGACGAATTGAGTTTGGTGATATCGAAGCACTCGCCGCCGGCATTGATCGGGTCGGCTTGCTGGAACCCATTCTGGTGGACTCGAACGGAGAGAGTGGTCGCTACCGTTTGGTGTTTGGAGAACGCCGCTTACGTGCTGTCACCATCCTGAACTGGAAAACGATCCCTGCACAATTACGTGAGCATCTGTCGGAAGAAGAGTTCCGCGACCTCGAACTCGAAGAGAATGACAACCGCAAAGCGCTCACTGAAGGGGAGCGCGCGCGGACCTTTCAATCGAGTAAACGGCTGGTCGAAAAAGCGAAGCGGGCGGCCGAGGTTTCGCCGCGCGGTGCGGCTAAACCCCAAGGCGGCAGGCCGCCCAAGTATGGTAAATCCAAAGACGAAATAGCCGACGATCTTGCTATCGGCAAGGACACGCTCGAACGCGCCGAGCAGCATGTTGCCACTGCAGAGCGGTATCCCTTCCTGCAAGGAAAAGGTTGGCGGCAGAGACATGTGCTGCACGTACAGGACTGTCTGGAGAAGTTGCCCGAAGAAGAGCACGGCCCCGCTATGGATGTGCTCTCGTGTGCCAAGTTAATGGACCCCGCATTAGCTGTCCGGCTACTTGGCAATTTAGCCGTGAAGCCCATTGCGGATCGGCAGGACATCTATGAGCTCAGTACGAGTGCAGATTCGCGCAAGCGGTCGCTGGCGCTCACGAAGATCGCCGAATTGCCGCCGATGCCCGATCCTCGGCTCGGCGCGCTCGAGACAGCCATTACGGCGCTGAAACGAGCGACGGAGCCGTTCCCAGAAGATCCACTGACCGGGCGTATCCAAGGCGTGATTCAGGAACTGCGCTCCATTCGCGCGGCAGTCAAAGAAGTGAACTATGACGTTCGACCCAAGCAAGGAAAGGCGGCCATTCAATGAAGCCCAAATTTGGCGACAATGCCTATGCCGGTGATTACTCTGCACGCGCGGAGCGTATTCGGGAGTTGTTTGTTGCTGGCACGACCGTAGCGGCACATACCGAGTACTGCATCGATCAGGAACTATGGACGGCAGCTGAGATGCGCGCCAAGGCCACGGGCGGTTGCCGAAACGAAGTGCGCGCGGCCCTCGGCGCCATCATGGGGAATGGCCTTCCCTTTGCGGGCCAGACAACGGAGCGCGACGAAGAGGCGAAGGCTCCTATCTGGCGGCAAATCGAGTTCTGGGAAAAACCTGATTATTACCTCAACAACAGAGCCTATATCGATCGGGGCGGAGACAACGTAGGAGTAGGGAACCGTATTGCGAGCGACTGCTGGCGGCGCTACGGCGACGGCCCGCCGCAATACGCAGTTGTGGAAGTGGCGGAAGCCGCATTTGACGATTAGTCCGATGAACGGATTGCCGCCACTGCTCGAGCGCCACGTGTCGCGCCTGGTCTGCGATTTCCTGCAGGCTGCCGGTTGGCGGTTAATCCGCAATAACGTCACCAAGCAGAAAGATTCCCGCGGCCGCTGGACCCAGTTCGGAGAGACGGGCATGCCGGATTTCTTGGCGCTGTACTACCGCGGCGGGTTCGATGCGCTAGCGATGTGGCTCGAGTTTAAGCGGCCGAAGCGAGGCAAGCTCGCGCGCCACCAGGAGCTGTGGCATGCACGTGAGCGCCGCGATGGCGCCGCGGTGGTCACGGTCGATGACTACGACAGTTTTAGAGCGTTTTACGCCGCTGCCTTCGATCGGCCTGGTTCGGCAGTGAAGACACAGCGGGAGCTAATTACGAGGTGAGCAGGATGGAGTCAGAAGAGCGCGAAGGACCGTTCATCAAATTTTTCCCAGGGGATTTTATGAAAGATCCCTGTGTGCAGGTGCTCTCGTTTGAAGCGCGCGCGGTCTGGATTTTCATGCTGTTTTTGATGCACGATTCGAGCCGGCGCGGCTATTTAGTGACGGCAAGTGGCCGGCAAATGACAAGCAAACAGCTAGCAAACGCGCTGCAAATTTCCGAGGCCCGCGTGAATGCGGCCTGGGCGGAAATGGACGAGGCCGGAACCTACTCAAAGACTGACGATTCAATCATTTACTGTCGCCGCATGGCGCGTGCTACGGACCTGAGCGAGAAGCGTGCGGATGCTGGAAGCAAAGGCGGTTCGCAAGCAAAACCCAAGCAAACGCCAAGCAAAGCGGAAGCAAACCCCAAGCAACCCTCTGACGCGCGCGTCAGAAGTCAGAAGTCAGAAGTCAGAAGTCAGAGTAGAACTGCGGCTGCGGCTAACGTGACGATCGTAGAGGCGCCCGTCGTCGAACCGGAGGCCGTCGCCGCCGCGGCGCCGCAAGAACCCGAACGCTTCCCGAAAGCCGAGCGCCTAATCCGGCAGACGTTTCCCGGAACGGACGGCGAAATGGTGCAGCGCATCGTCCGCGAAGCGCTGGCGCGCAAACCCGATGTCACCGATGCGGAGCTCTGCCATGCGCTGCGCTCGACGTATCGGGAAAACCAGCGAGGGGCGGGGCTATGGCCCAAGACCGTGGCGGCGTATTTCGCTACGGCGAATGGGGCCCGCGCTCCAGGTGCCCGAGGAGACGTGTGCCCGGACTGCGGCGCATCCGGTGAAATTTTGAACCCCGAGTTCGATGGCCAGCCCACCAGCGCCTGGCTCGACTTACCGCGCGAGCGGCAGTTTGTTCCTTGCCCGCGCTGCCGCGGCAAGCCCGAGCGCAAACGGCCGGAAACTGTGATGAAAAACCCCAAGGAGAAATCACATGCAGCGACAAGCGCCTGAGGCCTTGCAAGCTCTGGTCCGGGGAGCTCATCCCGAGGTCGCGATCGGTATCCCGCGGATGGTGGTGACCGCGAAGCCGGCATTCAAGCAAAAATACGCGGCGATCTGCGATTACACCGGGCCGCTCACGCTGGCCGAAGCAGTGGCGCAAGGGCACACGTCCGCCGAGCGCGCCGAGCTTCTGGTTCGGCTCTGGGAGCATGCTCCGTCGAAGCAATTCGCAGAGCTGCCCACGCCGCGGGTCATCGCGCTCTTGCCGGCCGGCCACCCGGACGTGCTGGGATGAAACGAATGCGCACGATCGGCGAGTGGCTGTTCGCTTTGCTGGTTCTGGCGCTCTACGCTTGGGCGATTCGGCTGGTGGTGGGGTTGGAGCCATGACCTCCGACCTGCGTGCTTCGCTCGAGCATTGCCGCGCGATCGACGGTTGGCTCGGTTGCTATCCCGATGCGCGCAACGGCGATGCGTATCGGGTCACGCTGTGGAACAATCACGGGGCCTATCGGGACTTCTGCCTGTCACGGGCTGCGTACCTCGAGGCCTTCGCTCTCTGGCAGCTATTGCTCAAACCGCAGCGCAAGCTGTATCGGCGCAGGAAGAAAGCAGCGTGATTTCTTTTCTTGGCAATTTCGGGTATGCTGTTGATAATTCAGGCGGCGACCGTGAGCCGCATAAACTCTGCACGGACCTTACCGGAAAAGCTTCCGGTATCCCACCTGGGCCTCATGCCCGCAGTGTTTATTCAGATTCTCAATCCCGCTCCTGGCCGTGCCTCGCACCTGGGCTACTCCCATGCCTGCCGTTACGTCAAGCAGGGCCGTGCCGAATGGGCCGGCTCGTGCGCCATCCGCTTCGTCGAACACGACCATCGCCATCAGAGTGCATCCCGCTTGGCCCGCACCCAGACTGCCGCTGGTTACGATGCGCGCGGCGTGCTGCGGCTGGCGGAAATTGCACGCCTGCCGTGCATCCAACCCGTGCGGCTGATCACCGGGCGCAAGACCGAAGTATGAACCCATCGGCTGACAACGTGATGGGTAAAAAGCGCTGCAAAGCCAAGAGCAGTCGTACTGGTGTTCAGTGCAAACAATGGGCGATTCACGGTGGCGAAGTATGCATCACGCATGGTGGATCGGCCCCGCAAGTGAAGGCGGCGGCGGCGTTGCGGCTCTCCGGCTTAGTGGACCCGTCCATTGCGGTCCTGGCGAAAACACTGAAGAACGACAAGCGTCCCGAGCTCGCGCTGAATGCCGCCAAGGACGTACTGGACCGCTCCGGCTTAGGCGCCGTGCATAAGCTCGAGGATGTCACGCCGGCCGATCGGTTGACGTCCGATGAGCGCCGCGCTCGCATTCTGCAGCTTCACGCGGAGTTATTTGCTGCGGAAGGCACGGTGCAATGAATGCACTGCTCGAAGAGTACGAGGACCTGCTACGCGCAGAGCACAAATACCGCAAGCAAACCAAGATCGCAAGTTACTATCCCGCTGCGGGCCCACTCGGCCGCGAGCACTATCCCAAGCACCTGCTGTTCTACGCGCTCGGCGCGAAGTACAGAGAGCGTATGCTGATGGCCGGCAACCGCACCGGCAAGACCACCTGCGGCTGCTTTGAGAGCACGCTGCACGCGACCGGACGCTACGAGCAGTACGCGCCCTGGTGGGAAGGCAAGCGCTTCGATCGACCGATCTCGGCAATCGTCGCCGGCGACACCAACCTCACCACGCGAGACATCCTGCAGACCAAGCTCTTCGGCAAGCTCACACGCCAGCCCGGCGATACCTTAACCGAAGCGATTGGGCTCGGCACGGGTATGGTGCCACGCGATGCGATCATCCGCCCTACACCCCGCCGCGGCGCCGAGAATGCCTACGAAGAGGTGACCATCCGGCACATTAGCGGCGGCACCAGCATCCTCAAGCTGCGCTCCTTCGAGCAGGGAGCAGAGGCGTTCCAGGGCACCGAAGAAGATCTGATCTGGCTCGATGAGAACTTCCCTGCCAGCGTGTACAGCGAGTCACTGACGCGCCTGATGACGACCGAAGGGCATCTGCTGATGACGTTCACTCCGATCAACGGCGTGACGCCTGTGATCCGCGAGTTCATGGACAAGGCGGTGCGGGCGTGAGTGGGTGGGGGTTCAAGTGACTCTTTATTTGTTCCGTGAGTTTCTCGGCCGCATCCCAAGTCTCTGAACCTGCATATGCCAGTCCCAACTCAGTGCGTAGATGGCCGTATCGGTCAAACGGATACGGCACGCCATGAAAGCGACCATGATTAACCCATTGTTCGTGGATCAGGCTCGCTAGGAACCTCCGGCAATGATCCAACAACTCGGCCTCGGTTGTCGCACCGCCGCCTTCCGCAACCCATTCCTGGTACTGCTCGATGAACACCTTGTAGACGTAGATTACGCACCGCGCATGCCACTCAAGCTCATGCAGCGGCAATCGTTTCGGCACCGTGGGTATTGTATATGAGCCGCGCACTCGTCACCGCCACTTGGGATGACAGCCCTCATCTCTCCGAGCAAGCCAAGCAGGATCTGCTGCACAGCTATCTGCCGCATGAGATCGAAGCGCGCACACTCGGCATTCCATCGCTCGGCCGCGGCGCCGTCTATCCGCTGGCGCAAGGCAATTACACTTGCGACCCGTTTCCGATCCCGGCGCACTTCCCGCGGTCGTATGGTCTCGACGTTGGCTGGAACTGGACCGCCTGCGTGTGGTGGTGCTGGGACCGTGAGAACGACCAGGACTGGATCTACCGCGAGTATCTGCGTGAGCAGGCGCCGCCGGATGTGCACGTCTCGGCCATACAGGCTGCGGGTGACTGGATACCGGGCTGTTGCGATCCCGCGGCCAAGCAGCGCTCACAGGTCGATGGGCGCTCACTGCTGCACGAATACGACTCACTCGGGTTAAAGATGGCGCTGGCCGATAACAGCGTGGATGCCGGCGTGCTGCGTGTCTACCAGCGGCTGGCCTCGGGCAACATGAAGATCTTCCGCACTTGCACGAAGCTGCTCGAGGACATGCGCTTCTACCATCGCGACGATAACGGGCGCATCGTGAAGGAAGGCGACCACCTGCCGGACGCGATGCGCTACGTGTCGATGACCGGGCCACGCATCGCGAAGGTCAAGATGCTACCCAAGCTGCCGACTAACGGGCGCGCGAACGGTTGGGCCTGGGGCTAATGGAGGAATCGCACACCGCCGCAATCAGCCTGCTGGTCTTCCTGGGCTTTGCGCTGGCCGCGCTGTTGCTGCTGGTCTGGTTCTTGGGATGAGCCAGAAGGGCGAATCGTTTCGCTGGCATCCGGCCCGAGCCAATTTAAAACCTATGCCCGAAACAGGGAAAGTACAAGAGAAGCTCACGGAAGCCGAGATCGATGCCTTCGATCAGAAGGCACGCGAGAACTTCGAACAGACGCTGCGCATGAGCCAGGCGCTGCGCGAGGCCTGGAAGCCGGAGCCGGAAGAGCCGAAACCCGGCTCGGACGAAGCGAAAGAAGCGATCAAGGATGCCATCAAACAAGGCGGTGAATGAAGCGGCGGCTGTTCCTGCTGCTGGCGCCAGTCGGTCTGTGGGGTTGGCGCTGGCATCTGCTGGCACGGCATGAGTGCGCCGGCGGCGGGCTGCTCATGCTGGTTCTCCGCGGCGAACCGTGGAAGCTGACGGAACGCGAGCGTGAGCTCGTCGACCTGATCTCAGACAAGATGAACGAACTCGAGCCGCAGTCGCTGCAGCGTCGACTACCCAAAAGCTAAAGGAGACACACGATGGCTGAACTTTCGACTGATACGCGCAACCGGCTGAAGTCGAGCACCTTCGGGCTGCCCGGAGCAAGGAAGTACCCGATGCCCGATAAGAGCCATGCGGTGAACGCCAAGGCACGCGCCACGCAGATGGTGAAGAAGGGTAAGCTCGCAGCCGCCACTGCAGCCACGATCAAAGCGAAAGCGAATCGCGTGCTGAATCCGGGCGTGACGCAGGACCTCAATGCGCCGGGCAACCGCTCGCCGCTCACGCCCAATCAGGAAGACATCAACAACTGGAAAAGTCGACCAGTGACGACAAGGAGCAAATGGATGAACAACAGCCAGGGAACCGGCAGCGCCGCCCAGAGCGGTCAAGGAACAAATTACAAGAACCAAGCCAAGTTCGGCGGTACGCAGGTCGCAGGCGGATCGAAGAAGGCGCAAGCCAAAGTATCAGGCGGCACCGAATCGACGGGCAAGAACTTCAAGAACCAGGAGAAGTTCGGAGGCACCGCGAGCGGCAGTAGCGGCAATGGAAAACGCTATTCGAACGGGTCCGGCTCAATGGACTCGATGAAGTCAGTGATTCGGGACCACTAACGAGCGGCCCGCCAGCAGTCCCACCATCCAACTAAGGAGCAATTCACACATGAGCGCAGTGCCTACCGGCGGATATCTTGCATACATCATTCCCGCCGCACATCCCGAGCACCCGATCGTCTATCCTCCGCCCGGGCAACCCGGTGGGCAACCACCGTGGTATCCGGGTCATCCCGAGCACCCCATTCCTCCCGGCGTGTGGCCCACACCTCCGGGACAACAGCCCGGCGTACCGACACACCCGATTGCCTATCCGCCCTGGTGGCCGGGCACTCCGACGCATCCGATTCCTCCGGGGATCTGGCCGAGTCCACCGCAACCAGGTGGCGCGCCGGGCTATCCATCGCACCCCATCTTCTATCCGGGTTTCCCCGGCACACCAACGCATCCCATCCCGCCGACGATATGGCCGGAACCACCCATTCCGGGCGTCATCGTTCCTCCGCCGCATGTGGAGCATCCCATTCCTCCGACCATCTGGCCGACGCCTCCAGGACCGCCGCCGGGAGGGCAGACCGGTTCACCGAGTCATCCGATTGAACTGCCGCCGACCGGACTTCCGACTGCGGGTTTCTGGGCTTTGGCGTATTTCCACCAGACTCAGGTCTGGACTTGGGTTTTGGTGCCGGTAGCACCGGAGCAGCGTCCTACTGCTGCAGCACCGGCCGGCAAGAAGTAAATGAACGCATGCGTTCCGCTTTGGATAGTGGTCACGTGGCTGTTTGTGTTGCTGGCCTATGCGCTGTTCGCGTTATGGCAGATGACCAAGGATCAGTAACACAATAGAATGCCCGCCACGTCCAAAGCGCAGCGCCGCCTCATGGCCATCGGGGAGCACGATCCTTCTGCGGTATACGCCCGCAACAAGGGCGTGCTCTCGATGACCGGCCAGCAGTTACATGACTTCGCAGCGACGAAGGAAAAGAAGCTGCCGGCAAAGAAGAAGGCGCTGCACGGCGCCTTAGACGCCATACGCAATCACGGCAAGGATTGATGCCTGACTCACCCGACAGCTACGAATCGCTCTCGATCTGCGAGCAAGCGCGGAAATGCTGGCGGGAAACCCTCGTGCGTGAGCACGACATCCGCGAAGCCTATACCAAGCGCCTGAAGTTCCGCGCTGGCGATCAGTGGGACCCGAACGACGTCAGCGCCCGGGGCAAGGACCGCCCCGCGATCGTCGTCAACCTGCTCGAACAGCCCGTGCAGCAGGTCATCAACAACAACCTGTTGAACACGCCTGGCGGCCAGGTCTCGCCGGCCGACGATTCGGCCACCTCCGAAGTCGCGGAGTATCTCGAGGGCCGCATCCGCCATATCGAATACGCCAGTGATTCACAGGTGGCTTACGGGACCGCAATCGGCTACGTAGCGAGCGGCGGCTTCGGCCTGATTGGTCTCACGGTCGATTACGTCGGGCCCGAATCCCTCGAGCAGGAAGTGCGCATCCGCACGATTGAAGACCCCATTTCGTGGGCACTCGACCGTGGCAACAAAGAGCAGGACGGGCGTGATCGGCGCTGGGCGATTGGCCGGCAGCGGTTCAGTATCGAAGAGTTTCAACGCCGCTGGCCGGATGCCGCGGTGGTGGATGTCTCGTTCTATCGGGAAGACGCGACCTATAGCGACTGGGGTGACGGGCGCGATGTGTGGGTCGGTGAATACTGGCGCCTCGACTACAAGACACGCAAGCTGCAGCGCTTCTCAGACGGTTCGACGGGCTTCGTCGACGACAAGCAATTCCTGAAGCGCCTGCCGCCGGGTGTCGTTGCACTGGCCGGCGAAGGGAATGTGCGCGAGGTCGATTATCCTGAGGTGACCCAGTTTCTCATCTCGGGTGCGGAGGTCCTAGATGAGACCCCCTGGCTCGGCACGCGCATCCCAATCTACGAAGTCGTCGCAACCGAGTTCTATGCCGACGGCAAACGCATTGTAAAGAGCTTGATCAGCGACGCGCTGCCGAGCCAGCAGACGTATAACTGCTCGGAATCCCTCAAATTGGAAGCGGTTGTGCTGGCGCCCAAGCCGAAATGGCTGGCGAACACCGAGCAATTGACCGGGCACGAGGAGCAGTGGAAGACCGCCAACAGCTCGAATGACGGCGTGCTCTTCTATAACGGCGTGCAGGACAGCCGCGGCAATCCGGTCCCGCCGCCTGACTGGAAGGTCTTCGTACCGCCGGTCCAGGAATTCACGCTGGTCTCGAATCAGGCGAAAGAGGACGTCAAGGCCACCACGGGCTTCTTCGATCCAGCACTCGGAGCAATGGACCCGTCCCGGCAATCGGGCAAGGCCATCCTCGCATTGCAGCAGCAGACCGGCCAGGGCACTGCACACTTTGCCGAGAACCTGTCACGCGCCCTCAAAGCGCTCTATCAGGATGTGATCGAAGTCGACCTGAGATTGAACCGCAACTCCGGGCCCGCGCAGAAACGCGTCACCTTGCCAAACGGCAAGCATCAATTGGTGCGCATCAATGATCCCGGCGCGATGAAGCAGCTCCTGCTCGAGAAAGGTCGCTATGAGGTGGTCGTCAGCGTCGGGCCGTCTTTCAAGACCCAGCGCGAAGCGGCCACCTCCTTCATCGAAACCATTGCCACACGCGATCCGCAAGGTTGGGCGCTGATCCGCGACATCGGAGCGCGCATCAAAGAGCCCGAGCTCGGGCACTATGCTGACGAGATTGCGCAGCGCTGGACTCCGCCGCAGTTCGCGGAACAAGATCCGAATGCACCGCCGCTGCCGCCGCAGGTGCAACAGCAGGTCGCGCAGGGCATGCAGGCCATGCAGGAGAATGCGCAGCTCAAACAGATCATTCAGCAGAAGCAAGTGGAGGAGCAGGGCAAATTCCAGCGGGATCAGGCGGTCGAGCAGCAGAAGTTCCAGACCGAACAATTGAAGGCGGCGACACAGATCCGAGTGGCTGAGCTCAACGCGAAGAACGATGCGCTGCTCTCGATGATGGATGCGCGGGTGAAAGCGCTCGAGGCCGCCGCCGACCGCGATCACGAAGTACGCATGGCAGTACACAAGGCCGCGCACGAGCATGGCATGCAGGCCGCTGAGCATGCCCAGGCGATGCATCAGGCACTGAATGTACCAGTGATGACCAATGGCAACCAAAGCGAAGAACAAGGCGATACAGGCGCCGAAGCCGCAGAATAAGCCCGCGCCGATCGAGCACGGGATGATAGAGGCCATCCCTGCCACACACAAAGCGGCGATGACGGTGCTGTGGGAGGAGAACGCGACGCTGCAGGAAAAGAACGCGCGGCTTACGAGCGAGGTGGCGGACCTCGAAGAGCTCGTGGAAAGCTTACATGCGCAAACCAAAGCATTGGCCCATGACTTGAAGGCAAAGGATCAACAACCGAAGAAACGAAAGGAACCAACTACTATGGCAACCACTCCTGTGAATTTAGGCGACATCGTGCAGTTTCAGCCCGCGGACCCGAACGCCGCGCCCGTCGCTGCGCTGGTGATCGCAGTGCATGACGACGGCACATCCGACGTGCGGGCCTTCCTCGGCTACTGTCAGGGAACGCAGGACGTGCAGAACGTCGATTTCTCAGCCGCGGCGCGCGTCGGCAAAGTGTCGAAGCTCGGCGCGAAACCCGAGGACGCCGAAGAGTGACGACCGTACATCTGATCCTGCTGGCTTTTGCCTTCGTGCTGTTCGTGCTGGCGGGCCTCGGCATCGCGCACCTGCGGCTGCAGTTCGGTTGGTTGGGGTTGGCCTTTCTGACCGCTGCGTTATGGCTGCATTGAAACGTTACACACGTTAAACGATACCCTCGTAAAAATAGTTATAGGGGAAAACATACCTGCTCTCAAAAAACAGTTGTGGGCGAAAACGTTTGGGTGTAAATTGATACCGTTCTAGAAAAATAGGGGCGGTCTAAAAGATACATGGAACGAGCCACAATCGTTGAAGTGGAGTTAGCTTCATTGAGTCCTTACTCTCAATCGAGATTCCACAATACGCCGAAGATTGAAAAGGAGTTGGCAGAAGCCTACGAGGCGCGGACCTGGAAGAACCGGGTTCATCTGAACGAAAAGAAGCATCTCATCGTGCCCGGCATGGCGATCAAGAAGTCACTCGAGGGTGCTGCCAAGCTGTCAAAAAAAAAGATTCCCGGTAAAGGGGCATCCACCTGGACGCAGCACATTATTTCCGGCATCTCGCCCTTGAGCGACCTGGATACGGGCCTGACGGATGAGTCGATATTGGGTGAGTGGATTCACTGCGATGCGCAGGGCGGCGCCCGCGGCAACCATACACGGGTCTTGCGCTGCTATCCGATGGTCAAAGCCTGGCGCGGGACTGCGGACTTCGCGCTGTTCGATGAATTGATTACCAAGGAGGTACTCACCGAATTCTTGGTGGAAGCGGGACTGCAGGTCGGAGTCGGACGGTTTCGGCCGGCGAATGGTGGAACCAAGGGACGGTATCGGGTGGTCAATGTGGTCTGGAAGCCACTCAGTCTGAAGGACATTGAAAAGCGGTTGGCGGCTTAGGATGTTAACGCAATGTGGCGTTCCGTTACGTCGCGTTTCGTTCCGTTATGTCGCGTGATGTACCGCCTCGTAGAGCAGAGCAGATATTTTACGTACCGTTCCGTCTCGTACAGCGGCGTGTCGTCCTGTGTCGTAACGCAGAGCAGAGCAAGTATTTTCTCCCGTAGCGTCGCGTGGCGCAGTGCGGCGTAACGTACTGTACCGTAAAGCAGGGCAGGTATTTTCGTACTGTGGCGTTCCGCATTGTTCCGCAGCGTTACGTAGCGTCACGCAGAGCAGAGCAAGTATGAAGAGTTGGCGTACCGTAGCGAAGCGTTCCGTATCGTCGTGTCTCGTTGCGTGCCGCAGAGCAGAGCAGGTATTTTTCGTCGCGTCACGTGTCGTAACGTTTCGCAACGTTCCGTTCCGTATCGTCACGCCGAGCAGAGCAGATATTTCCCTTGGGTATCGCCCCGTAGCGTGCTGCGGCGTTGCGTTATGCATCGTGGCGTACCGCAGGGCAGAGCTTTTAAGGTGACGCTACGTCGCGTGACGTCGCGCTTCGTTTCGTATCGTGCCGTAGAGCAGAGCAGGTATTTTCGTAGCGTTACGTTGCGTAGCGTAGCGTTCCGCAGCGTTCCGTAGAGCAGAGCATGTATGAAGAGTTTCCCGTGTCGCCGCGTGCCGTTGCGTGCAAGTGCTGTGGCGCGTTGTACCTCAACGTCCTGTAGCGCGGTGTTTTGTGCCGTTACGTAACGCAAAGCAGAGCAGAGCATGAAATTTCAGTCCAATCCCGAAACGCAGCAGTGCATTGAACTCCTGATGGGACTGCAGACCGGAGAGTCGCTTCCCTACAGCGTGATCTCCCACCACATTGGAGCCGATGTGCGCACGAAAGCCAAAAGCTCGCTGCGTACCGCGCGCCGCCGGCTGATTCAGGAGCACGGGCGCAAATTTGAGTGTGTCGAGTTATCGCTGCGCCGGCTGGACGATGTGGGCGTGATCCGGGTTGGAGAGAAAAGCGTACAGTTTGTGCGGCGCAAAGCGCGTCGCGAATTTAATGACCTGACGCAGTGCGTCCAGAATTACGAGTCCCTCAGTCTGAATGAACGGCAGCGCTACGATGTCTCGCTCGCTATCACGGGCGTCGTCGCGAGTGTGCTGCAGCCGAAGATATTGAAGCAAATTGCGCCCATCATTACCCATGAGACCGCGCACCAACGCGCCATCGTGGATACCATGGACGCCATCCGGCAGATGATCACGTAAGTCTTGCCGTGACGTAACGTTATGTGGCGTGCCTGTGACGTATCGCAACGTGCCGCAAAAGCAGAGCAGATGGTTTATCGTCACGTTGCGTATTGTCGCGCATCGTATCGTGGCGCGGCGCGGTGCAGAGCCGAGCAATATTATTGAGCGTGTCGCGCAGTTGCGTAGCGCACTGTGTCGTTCCGCAACGTCACGCAGAGCAGAGTTCTTGAGGATTTGTTGTCCCGTCGCGCCCAGTATCGTCGCGTTCCGTGTCGCGTCGTAGCGTGTCGTTTTGCAGCGTTACGTAGCGCAGAGCAGAGCAAGTTTTATCACGCATCGTAACGTAACGTTGCGTGCCGTAGCGCCCCGTAACGTAACGCAGAGCAGAGCCATATTATTTCCGCTATTCACGTTACGCATCGTGCCGAGGCGCGCCGTTTCGTGACGCACCGCGCCGCAAAGCAGAGTAAATATCCCGCAGTGATCCCATGCCCGCTAACTGGAATACGATCGCCGAAGCTGCGTACGAAGCCTACGCACAGGTGGTCCGCGCGGAAGCGCAGCCGCTGCCTGTGCCGGCCTGGGAGGAGCTGCCGCCACGCATGCAGGAGGGCTGGCGGGAAGCCGCGCATAGCGTGGTCCAAGGGCTTTGCGGACATGCCCTCGAGACATTGAAGGAGCACCCGCAGTAGATGGCAGAAACACCCACGCCCGCCGCACCGACCACGTTCGCCGAGTTCGAAGCCGGCGGCGGCAAATACAACGCACCTACAGAAGCGAAGCCGGCAGAGGCAGTAGAAGAACACCCCGCCGAAACCGCTAGCGAAACCGCTAGCGAACCAGCGGCAGAAGCGGCACCGGGCGAAGAGCAGTCGGAGCCAAAGGCGCCTGCGAAGCCGAAGCTCTCACTCGCCGACGAGCGCGCCAAGCTGCTTAAAGAAGTTACCGAGTTGCGTCGCGAACGGCGGACGCTGCAACAGCAACAGCCCGCCAGCCAAGCAGCACCCGCCAGTGGAGCCGAGGCGGCGGCTCCCGCGGCGCAGCAGCCAGCACCGGCAGAGGATAAGCCGCCGGTGCGCCCCAAGCTCTCGACCTTTCCAGGGACGCTCGATGAGTATGAGAACGAGGTCGCCAAATACGATGAGGCGCAGCGTAAATGGATAGAGAACCAATATGAGCGCAAGCAGCAGGAGCAGCAGGCCAAAGCCGCGCAGCAGCGCATCCTAGACGACTACGGAAAGCAGCTCGGCGACCATATCAAGGAACATCCTGACTACGATGCCGAGATCGCGCAGACCCCGATGTCGCCTCTGATGGTCGATGTAGTCTTGCATCATGGCCCGGCGCTTGGCCAGGCGTTGATCGACGACAAGAAGGCAGCCGAGCGCATTGCGCAGTTGCCGCGCGACATACAGATTTTCGAAATGGGCAAGCTGATGGCCTCGCTCGCTTCAAACGGCCACGCTGCCGCAGCGGAACCGGAAGCGGAAGCGCCTGCGCCGGTCAAAGTGCCGGCGAAACTCAGCACCACTGGCAGTTCCCAATCGGCCCTATCTAAACCCGACCACGGTGCGAAATCCTTCGCGCAATGGGAGGAAGTCGAGCGCCGTCTCGCCAAACGGAAGTAAGGTTCGTTCGTGCCCGCCCGGAGCCGCAATCCAGGCAAACCAATTCAGTTCCCGGACACTGTAAAATCCGAGGTCCGAAAAGCATGGCAGACACGGAGACTGCGAAGAATGAGCCGGCTGATTCAGTCGGTATTTCCCATCACGATCGCAATCACAGGAGTCTCCTATGCCCAACACCTTTGTCAACACCCAGGTGGTCCTTTGGAAAACCTTGGCCCGCTGGAAGAACAATTTAAAGTTTGCTCGCAACGTCGATCATTCCTATTCGGACGAGTTCGGCGCCGTCGTCGGCTCGCATAACAAGGCCGGCCAGAGCATCCAAATTCCGAAACCGCAGCGCTTCACGGTCACTGCAGCGCAGGCGGCAACCTTTCAATCCATTACGAATCTCACTACGCCCTTGACGATGAGCATCCAAGCCAATGTGGCGTATCAGATGTCGAGCGCAGAGAGATTTTTGAATGCCGATCATCTCTACGAAAAATATGGAAAACCGGCCGCGGATGCGCTGTCGAACTACGTCGATTACCAGTCGTTCCTGTTCGCCGTGAACACCTGTCCGAACTCAGTGGGCACGCCCGGTACGCCGCCGACGGACAATGGCATCTACATCGACGCGGGTGTGGTGATGGACAATTTCGATTGCCCGATGAACACGCAGGACAGGATGATCATCGTCAGCCCGCAAATGATGGCGAACGCCGTCAAGAAGGACCAGACCCTCTTTCATGCCGGCCAAGAGATCGAAATGCAGTACCGAACCGGCAGCATCGGCGAGGCGCATGGTCTGCAGTGGTTCAAATCGCAGAACACACCGACTACGACAGCTCCGACCTATGCCGGAACGCCGGTCGTCTCGGGCGCGAGCCAGACCGGCTCAACGCTCGTCACCAGCGGCTGGACCTCGGGCACACTCCCTGCTGGCACGCGCTTTACGATCGGCACGGGAGCGACGGCAGTCAATACGGTCAACGCGCAGTCCCGCCAGTCGATCGGCGCGCTGCAGTCGTTTGTGGTGACGGCAACAACTCCGCTTACCGCGACGACCAATCTTCCGATCTATCCAGCCATGACCAGCACGGGCCAGTATCAGAACATCAGCCAGGCCCCGCCGGCCGGCGCTGCACTCAGCGTCTGGGTGGCCTCGGGTGGAACGGCCCCCATCACCACAGGCCTCGCATTTCACGAGAAGGCTTACGCGGTCGTGTTTGGAAAGTTGGATGTCCCGGATAAAGGCGTTATTGAGGCCTTCGGCGACACCGATCCCGAGACCGGCGCGTTCATGCGTTACATGATGTACATGGACGGCGACAACGACCAGTGGAAATGCCGCTGGGATGTTTTGTTTGGCTATGGCGCGCTCTATCCTGAGTGGTCCGTAGTCGTCGCAAGTTAGCGAGCGATTCTCAGGCGGGGGGAAGCCCACAACTCGAAACCTCCAAAACGAGATATGACTACTTATCTCCTCCCGCCCCTTTTCCTGTAAGGAGACAACATGCCGGACTCACACGTGCGCGCGCAGGGTTCTACCCGCGACGCCGTAAAAGAATTCTTCGCCGCCGAGCGCCGCAATTCCGAGCGCATCGAGAGGTTCAACCGCGGCTTGAATGAAGACGACGAACTGCCGCCGTACGACCCTGCCGAACACCCGTACCCGAAGGCGTTGTATGCCCCGGACGGCGAGACGGCCGTCGTCGCGAACGCCAAAGAAGAGCGCGAGCGAATTGCCCAGGGCTGGTTCGCCACACTCGCTGAGGCGCAGGAAGCCGCAGAAGGGGAAGCGCCGTTCGACGTGGACCCGGACGAACCGAGCGACTTCACACTGCCCGACAAGCCGAAGCGCAGCCACAGCAAGAAGAAGCCGGCGGCGGCGTAAGTCACACCCGCGGGTCACACTTACAACCCAATGGCCACCTCTACTTACTCCGACCTGATCACGCAGGCTGCCCAAGAGCTCAACCTCGTCGCCCGCGGCGAAGGGATTGCCGATCCCACCATGAGCCAGTTCCTACTCGATCGGCTCACCGCCATGGTGGATAGCTGGAACCTCAAGCCCACCGTGATCCCCTGGTATCAGCAGCACATCTTCAATCTCGTGCCCGGCCAGCAGTCGTATCTCATCGGAAACGGAGCGCCCGACTGGGATGCGCCGCGCCCGATCCGGCTCGATCCGAACGCAACCAACCTGCTGCTGCTCTCTTCCATTCCCCCGGTGCGCGTGCCGCTCACGGTCCTGAGTGTCCAGCAGTGGGCCAACATCGCGCTGCCACAGTTGCAGATCAGCTTTCCACAGGCGATTTATCTGGACCGTTCCGTCATCACACCGACAGCATTTACTAACGTTACGGTAAACACGGCGGGCGGACCCTTCTCGCTGCCTGGCGGCGCCACGATCGTTACGGTGAACGGCAACCGGGCCATTCCCCCGGACTACTACTATGCCTCGCGCATCTGGGTCTGGGGCGTGCCCACCACCATCAACCAGATCGAACTGTTCTACTGGCAGGCGCTTACGGTAGGCGATCTCGATGACGATGTGAACGCTGCGCCGGGCTATTTCCGGGCCATGTTCTTAAACCTGGCGCTCGAAGTGGCCTCTTCGTTCGGTGTGACGCCGGTGGCGTTAACCGTCGCGAACGCGCGCGATGCGCTGGGCGACATCAAGGAGTTGAACAGTCCCGATATGTCCATGCGGCCCGATCCGGGCATGCCCACTTTCCCCGGCGGGCGCTATATCAGCAAAGCGCAGTTTTTGAGTGGAGTGTTCTGATGCATGCCAAGTACTGGACAAGACCGCTCGGAAAAACATACGCCGGCGGGTATATGCGTCTGGCTCAGGAGGATATCCCGGAAGAAATCGGGGAGACGCTGTTCTGGCCCGAGTTCAAGTCGTCGTATGACTACGTCAGAGGCTATATCTTTGATACAAGGGCGCACTGGAGTGGCTACACCGTTTTGATTTTTGGAGAACCTCCAGAAACCAATGTTCTGCGGCATCTGCCGGACGCCCGCGCTTGGGGAAAACGGGTTTTGCGGAACCGCAGATTGGCGAAATCTAAAAACCAAGTTGCTGCCTGATGCCACTAGTTGACCTGCCCGGTGCGATAGGGCCCAGTTACCTGGGAGTCGCTGCCAGCGTGGACGGCGAGCGAGCCGTAAATCTGATCGCCGAAAAAGTGGAGGCGTCGGGCAAGGCCGCGTACTACTACACCAAAGCCCCCGGTCTCTACACCGTCGCGACCGTCGCCGGAACGCCGCTCTCGATCTCGGTCAACGGCACCGTGAAAGGCGTCGGAATTTCCGTCAACGGGACCGTGCTCGACGTTTCCGGCACGGGCGGCATTGCGGTCAACGGCGTGCCGTTTGTCCTGCCGACTCCAGGGCCGGGCGTGTCGTGCGGCGTGTATATCAACGGGCGGCGCTTCTTCATTGTCAACGACGAACTCTGGGAGCTCACCGGTTCGGCTCCTCCGTTTGGCGCGACCGCGCTCGGTCCGACCGGGCCGCTCGTCGGGCAGTACATGCGCTACTCGATCGCGGTGAACATCCGGGGCAATCAACTCTGCATCGCGTCCAACAACGCCACAAGCGTCTTCGACCTGCACACGAATACGTTCTACGGGTCGGTCTCAACGCCCGAGCCATTGCTGCAGGTGGACGAAGTGGACGGCTACTTCCTCGGCCTGGCGGCCAGCGGCAATTTCTATCTGTCGGCCTTTCAGGACGGCACGACCTGGAACGCGCTCGACTTCGCCTTCGAAGAGACGCCCGACCTCACGATGGCGTTGAGAGTCTGCAACCGCCGCGTGTGGATGTTCGGCGCAAATCACGTCGAGTTGTATGTCGATTCGGGCGACCCCAACTTCCCGTTCACCCGCGACCAGAGTGTCTATATCGAGTGCGGCGCCTATCGCAATTCGCTGGCGATCGCCGACAATACCATCTTCGGCATCGCGGTCAACGCGCGCGGCGCGGCCTGGGCGTTCCGGCTGAACGGCGTGGTCTGCTCGCGGATCTCGACGCACGCGGTCGAAACGAGCTGGCAGGCGTACCCGACCGTGCGCGATGTGGTGACGGTGACGTATCAGGAGAACGGCCACGAGTTCGTGGTGTTTCATTTTCCGCAGGCCAACACATCATGGGCTTACGACATCGCGACCGGCTTCTGGACCGAGCGCGGCGTGTGGAACGGTACGAGCTGGGATCGCGACTGGGGCGAGACGCACATCTACGACGCGAATTTAGAGCTGCACCTGGTCGGCGACTATCGCAACTCGAACATCTATCTGCAATCGCAGGATTACTACGATTTCAACGGGACGAACATTTACTGGATGCGGCGCTTTCCGCACGTCAACGCCGATCAGACCGGTGTGCTCTATGACCTGGTGCGCTGCGTGATGCAGACCGGCGTCAACGGCAAGCTGCCCGCCACGACTCCCGGCTCCGTCACGCTGCGCAAGTCCGACGATGGCGGCTACACGTTCGGTTCCTATCTCTGGCCGGTCTCGACGGGTGCCGCGGGAGCCTATAACCGGCGCATCGACTGGACGCAGTTGGGTCATTCGACCGACCGCGTCTTCGAGATCTCCGGGCACGATCCGGGGCCGCTTGCGCTCATCGCGCTGAAGGGCACCGTGCGGCCCTGCTTCACGTAACACCGCGTAACGCCTCATGCCGAAATCTCTTGTCTGGCCGTATCAGTCCAACTTCCCGTGGACGGTGAACGGCGGCGCCTTGTCCGACCAGGCGCGCCTGTGGCTGAACACCGCGCAGCAGGTCATCAATAACAGCCAGGGCGGCGGCGGAGGCGGCGACTTTACCGCTGGCGGCGATCTGGCCGGCACCAATACCAGCCAGACGGTGATCGGGATCGAAGGGCGGCATGTGTCCGCGACCGCGCCGTCTGACGGCCAGGTGCTGACCTGGGTGTACGCCGACGGCCAGTGGGAGCCGAAGACGCCGAGTGTGCCGGGAGCGCCGGTTCCGGTGCGCGAAGTCCCGGCCGGGACGCTGGACGGCACCAATAAAACCTTTACTTTAAGTTCTACGCCGAATCCGGCTACCTCCCTCACGCTGTACCTGAACGGCGTCGAGCAGAGCCTGACGGATGCCACTCTCAGCGGCTCCACCATCACCTACGCCGTGCCGTTGAAGTCGGACGACTGGCACCTCGCCTGGTACTTCCTTTCGGGCGGCGGAAGTGGCGGCAGCGGCGGCGGTCCCGGACCGCAAGGCCCTCCCGGACCCGCCGGACCGACCGGGCCGCAAGGGTTGCAAGGAGCGGCTGGGTCTGCTGGTGCAACAGGTGCTACGGGACCGCAGGGACCCGCTGGCGTAACAGGTCCGCAAGGGCTGACAGGTGCGACTGGTGCAACTGGCGCAACGGGCGCGCAAGGTCCGAAGGGAGACCCAGGCGCTACGGGGTCAGCCGGAGCGACCGGGGCGACTGGTGCCACGGGTTCACAAGGAGCAAAAGGCGACACGGGTCTGACGGGCGCGACGGGACCCGCGGGAGCCACTGGCGCGACGGGACCCGCAGGACCAACTGGAGCGACGGGCCCGCAAGGCCCTCCCGGCGCGGACGGTTCAGGCGGATCAGGGACTGGACCCGCTGGACCCCAAGGGCCGACCGGACCCGCAGGTCCCGCAGGACCGACCGGACCGACGGGTGCGACGGGAGCCACTGGACCGCAAGGTCTGACCGGAACCGCTGGTTCCACGGGACCGATCGGGCTGGCCGGCGCCACCGGACCCCAGGGACTCAAAGGCGATACCGGCGCGACAGGTTCGCAAGGACCGATCGGCGTGACTGGCGCGACGGGACCGCAGGGCACTACCGGAGCGACCGGCGCGGCAGGACCTGCGGGACCGACCGGACTTACCGGACCCGCCGGCGCGAAAGGCGCGACTGGAACGCAGGGACCTGCCGGGCCGACCGGACCAGCAGGCCCGCAAGGTCCCGTTGGACCCGCTGGGCCGCAAGGACCTCCGGGCCCGGCCGGCGGCGGTACGACCTCGGTCGCCGACCAGATCTACAACGACATGACCGGCCTGAATGAGGGCCATCCGCACGGCGTGCCGTCCGACTGGGATTTCTACAGCGGGCCGTTCATCGGCGACGGCAATACTCCCGGTACGAACACGGCGATCGAGTTTTGGGGCGACGGCTACATTGACGCGGGCGGCAACCCCGCGACCAATTCGCGCATCAACGTGCGTGTCTGCCAGTTCTGGTGGCTGCGGGCTTCGACCGGCGTCTGGACGCAGGGTGTGCTCAGCAGTGCGCCGACCACCGGCTATTACGCCGAGGACTTCTCGACCGATTACGGGGAATTCACGCCGCGCACCGAGCCCGATGGCTCGATCTCGTTCGTTCCGGGCGGCGGGAAAATGGTGCATTTCTATGCCCCCTTCCCGCGCATTCCGTTCGACCCGACGGATCTTCGGGGCGTTGTGTCGCTGTGCGAGGCGCGCCTGATCCTGACCAATGCGGGCGGAACCGATGACCGCTCGATTGCCAAATTCCTGGTCGGGGCCGGCGGCGATTATTACCCGACCACCACGGGTCCGGGCATCGCGAACAATCCCGGCATTGCGGGCGGCAAGTTCAAGTATGTCTCCGTCAACTGGCGCTCCTTCGCGATGACGACCCTGACGCAGGCGCAGATCGAAGCGAACCCGCCGCCGATCGATTTGAGCGGAGTGAGTCCCTAAACCATGACCTCTCAACAGCAACTCGTCTGCGATTCTTCGACGCTTGCGAACTTCAAGCAGTGGGCGCAGGCGATCTCCACGTTTTTCAGTACCGCCGGATGGACGCAGTCTTCCGACACCGGGCAGGTCAACTGGTCATCGATCGGCGCCGTTCCCGGCTCCGGCGCGTTCGTTTACGAGGTCTGGAGACCCAATGACGGGCTCACCAATTTCTACCTCAAGATAGAGTACGGCAACGTGAGCGGGACAAATTGCCCCAGCTTGCGGTTCTCGGTCAGCACCACGACGGACGGGGCCGGCACGCTCACCGGGATCGTGCTTGGGCCGTTGAACACAAACAACGCAGGCTATACGCCGTCTTCGGCCGTGACACAGTACGAATGCAATTTCTCGGGCGCAGCGGGCCGCATGGGCGTGATGCTGTGGCGCAACAATGCGACTGGAAATAACTGCCAGCAGTTCTTCGCGGTAGAGCGCTCGTTGAATGCTTCCGGGGCTGCTACCGGGACCTATGTAACGGTATGGACCTGCGGATTCAGCAAGGGATCTTCCCAGCAGACGCTGGTGTTCGGCGTGGGCGTAACGGAACTGAACAATAGTGCCGGAAACGGCAAGGGGTGGGTCACCAGGGTCTGGAACCCTCCCAGCGGATCGACCGCCTTCAACGGGGCCATCCCGTTCGATGCCTGCAGCCCGATGATCGGGTACTTCGATTATCCCTCGACCGTCTGCGGCGCGGCTTTTGGATTGGATATCACGGATGGCGTCACCTTCACCGTGACGCTCTATGGTTCCACCCGCACGTACATGCCAGGCAAGAACGGCCCCTTCGGGCAGGCCAGCATCGGCAACAACACAAGCGTGGTGACCGTGGCCCTGTGCATGAGGTACGACTAGCGTGGCCTGGACGAACTCAGTCGCGATCACCATCAATCACGCCAAGGTTCCCAACACCGATCAGAGCAATTTCCCGGTGCTGTTCACGGGAACGTATGCACAACTCGCTACGGTGGCAAATGGCGGCGCAGTCACCAGCAGTTGGGGTCACGACATTCTCTTCGCCGCGGATTCGGCGGGCGCTTCGCCGCTTTCCTTTCAGCGGGTCGCCTACCGGGGGGGTAACGGGAGCATCGAGGCCTGGATCAAAATCCCGACGCTTTCCCACACTGCCGACACGACGCTCTACATCCTTTTCGGAAACTCCGCGATCACAACGGATCAGCAGACCCCAGCCGCCGTCTGGGACAGCACCTTCGAGGGCGTCTGGCACCTGAACAGCACGGCGGGCGTCGACTCCACCGGCAACGCGAACCAGTCCACCTCCGGTTCGGTTACTTCTGCAACGGGGAAAATCGCTCTGTGCGCCAGTTTCGACGGCGCGACCAACTTTCTACAGGTTCCGGGATCCGCCAGTTTGAACGGCTGGACCGCTCAAACCGTCTCGTTCTGGGTCAAATCGCCGGGCGGCATGGCGTCGTTCGCGAGAGCGATAGAAAAAGGCGCCAACAATGAGTGGACGATCGCCTGGAACCTTGGCGGCGGCACGAACAAACTATCCGTGCAGTCTCTCGGCGGCAGTTCGGGCCTACTCACATCGACCGCAGCTCTGGCGGACAGTACATGGCACAAGATCGACGTGACGATCTCCTCCGGGAATGTCGTGTCGCTGTATGTGGACGGGACGCTCGACCAAAGCGCGACTTCCGGCAGCAGTCCCGGCTCGAAAACAGGCGTCCTCAATTTCGGCCAGTACGGCGGCGGCGGGAATTTCTATCTGGGATTGATGGACGAAATCCAGATTGCGAACGTGGTGCGCTCGGCGGACTGGCTGGCGACCGGGTACAACAATCAGAGCTCCCCAGGTACCTTCTATTCGACCAGTCTCACAAGCAGCAGCCCGACGAATCCCTGGGCGCCGGTCCTGACAGGACCCAATGTCGCCGCGCCGATTACATTCGGCCCGTGGGGGCCGCGCCACCAGATCGTCAAAGGCCCCATGAGCAGCGCTTTCGCGGCCAGCTATTACACGCCCGCGCCCTACGCCACACCGCTCAAGGGCGGCGCAGTGGGCGCAGCATACTCAGAGCCGATCAGCGCGCAATACGGCACGACGCCGTATAGCTTCGCGGTGGCGAGCGGAAGTATTCCGGCAGGCACCACCCTGAACGGCACGACGGGAGTGATCAGCGGCACGCCCAGCGCGGCAGGTCTCTTTAGTTTCACAATCACCGTTACGGATCTGAATACCTTTACCGGCTCGACGCCGTTCAGTATCGGCATTGCGGCCGCTCCGTCTACGGCCCAGCGCGGCAACATCGACTTCGACCAGATCCGCGCGACGGTGCGGCAGGGTCCCGGCGGAAAGTTTCAGATGTTCGGCGGCGGCACGCCGGTTGCCGGAAACCTCGCGGTCTATGATGCTTCAGGCAACGTGGTCGATGGCGGCGGCACGACGAACTTGCCGCTGCGCACCAGCAACGTCTCGACCACGCTGACCTCTGCCGATTACACCGTGATCGCCACGGCTCCGTCGATTACCGTCACACTGCCTGCTTCGCCTGTGGCGGGCAAAGTGTTCAACATCAAGAACGGGAACTCGACGGCCGGACAGTTGATCACCGTCACCGGGACGGGTGGCGTGCTGATCGACACAGCCACTTCGATCACTCTGGATGCGCTTGCCAGTGTCGCGGTGCAATGGGACGGCTCGCAGTGGAGGGAGCTATGAGTTACGGGATTAAACAGCCGGGAGCTACGCAGCTCACGACGACTTTGCTGCCCGCGAATAACCTCGGATTGCTGGGCGGCGTGAAGATTGGCTCGAACATTACCGTTGCGGCGGATGGAACGATCAGCGTCGCGGCTCCGGGCACGGGAAGCGTCACGAGCGTCGGCCTTTTGCTGCCCTCCGAGTTCATCATTTCCGGATCGCCAGTTACCACGAGCGGCACGCTCACCGCCACCAAAGCAAGTCAGGCCGCGAACGCCGTCTACGCGGGACCGTCTTCGGGGGCGGCGGCGGCGCCCGCGTTCCGCTCTCTGAGCGCAACGGATATTCCGCAAGTGATCAAAGTGAATGGCACGCCGGTTGGCGTGTAAGGAGGAGTCTTCTTTTATGTCTACCGTGAACTTCAACGATACGACGCCCGCTGCGCTGGCCGGCTCCCTGAACGTGCGCTGGCAGAGCGATGCTTCTGGCAATATCTCGGCGAATGTTCCGGTTGGCTGGACGAATTACACGCCGGGCGTTGTTGGCGGCGGCAGCATGACGGTGGCAAGCTCCAATGTGATCTATGCCCGGTGGGCGCAGATCGGCTATATCCTGCATGTCAACGTCGAGTGGCAGGGTACGTTCGGCGGAACGGCTGCCCCTTCTATGACCATCTCTCTGCCTGCGCCATTCAGCGGGCCCGGCACGATTCCGGGCACGGGCCATGTGGTCGGGCCGGCCGCCTACTGGGCGACAGCAGTGACCATAAACAGCAATACCGCTGCAGTCAATCTGGTGGGCCAGACGTTTGCGCTGGCGACCACCTATAACGTGCGCATATCGGCGATGTATCAGATCGGCTGATGCGGGCGCCGCCCGTGAAAGATACCGCGACCGGAGCCGCAGACGGGATGGTTCGTATGCAGGACCTGCGCGAAGCCGATGTCGCGCAGCATCAGCGCGACGCAGGGCGCGTTGGGACCCCACCAGTTCGTCGGGTCATTATTCAACTCCCTGCCCGGATAAAAAATCATGGCCGGGCGATCGATCTCCAGAGCGTCCAGATGCGTCTCGACGATCAGCGTTTCTTTGACAAGCGCGGCAATTTTCTCGAGGGCCTGGAACGGATTCCGCAGATGATAGAACACGCCCGCGAACAGAACGATGTCGAACGTCCCAACCGTCTGCGGGGACAGATCCGGTACATCGATATCGAGTGCGCCGACCTGGGGCGCGAGACGATTACGGGCAAACTCGAAGGCTTGGCGGGTTTCCCCTTGCGACCAGGCGTAATGGTCCGTCGCGAGAACCGCCCGTGCGCCGCGCTGCGCCGCCTCGAAGCTGTTGAAACCGTCGAAGGCCCCGATATCGAGCACCGTTTTCCCGGCAAGCGATGGAGGAAAATACAGATTCGCTTGTGCTTTCAGGACTTCCAGCGGAATCTGCCCTTTGCTCACCAGGCCGTTGCCGAAATCGATCGAATGGAACCAGGCAAAGCGGTCGATCTCTTCTTGTAGCGTCAGAATTGCGACTATAACACCGATGATCCGGCCCGCTACCGCCGCCGACGTGCCGCGCCTGGTCGAAATGGGCCGGCGCTTCCGCTCGGAAACCGGCTACGCGAAGATCCTGGCCGAGAACCCGGCCAAGATGACAGAGTTAGCTACGCAATTGGCAGCGTCCGGCGGCCTGCTGGTCAGCGAGCGCGCGGGCGAACTGGTCGGCATGATCGGCTTTTATGTCTATCCGCATTTTCTGTCGGGCGAATCGACCGCCGGCGAAGTGTTCTGGTGGGTCGAGCCGGAGCACCGCGGCGAAGGCGTCAAGCTCTTGAAAGAAGCGGAGCGCCGCGCGCGCACTGCCGGCGCTGAAACAATGCAGATGATTGCGCCGACGGATCGCGTGGCGACGCTCTATAAGCGCCTCGGCTATGAGTTTGTCGAAGCATCGTATCAAAGGAGCCTGTGACAGAAGCCGGAATACCTGCATTCGTTGCTGAGAACTTCGCCGCCGATGCGCTGGCGGTGCGGGAGGCAGTGATCGCTGGAAGTTTCAGTACCGAGCAGGGGCCGGACGGGGCCATGTATACCGGCATCTCCGAGTACCCGGTGCCGCACTGGCACGAGCGGATCGGTGAAGTACTCGGGAAGCGGATCGTGCCGCGGCTTTCGTGTTTCCGGCTCAACCTTGCAGGCGAGCTGCCGCATAGCTGGGTGCATTCCGACGATATCTGCGCGCAGTTCGCCTCGGTCCTGTATCTGAACACGCCGGAGCAGTGCGTGGGCGGCACGGCGTTCTGGAAGCATGCGGCGCTCGGCATGAGCTATCTGCTCTCGCGCGAAGAGCTCGCGGCGCACGGGATGGATGCGGACGCTTTTTACAAGTTGATGAACCGCGAATGGAAGGACGCGCAAGCCTGGCAGCAGGTCGGGTTTATGCCGATGATCTTCAACCGCTTCTTGACCTATCCCACCTGTTTCTTCCACTCGCGCTATCCCTGGGAAGGCTTCGGCGCGGGACCGCAGGACGGACGTTTGATCTGGGCCTGTTTTTATGATCTGGCCTGAAGGAGATGTGAAATGAGTGTAGGAACCGGCACGGCAATCGCGCTGGCCGCAGGACTCGGCGCGGCGGGATCGATCGGCGGCGCAGCAATTGGAGCGCATGGCGCACAGTCTGCGGCCGAGACACAGGCGCAGGCGGCGCAAGCCGCCACCGACCTGCAGCGCCAGGAATTCCAGCAGCAGCAGGCGAACCTCGCGCCCTGGCTCAAAGCGGGTACGGGCGCGCTCTCGCAATTGACGGCGGGCACGCAGCCCGGCGGGCAGTTTGCGCAGAGCACCTATCCGTCGTTTACGCCGACCGGTCTCGCCACGACGGCGCTGAACCCGGCGACGTTCCAGGCGACCGGCATGGCGCAGAATGCGCTCAACCCGTCCGCATTCCAGGCGCCGACCGCGGAACAGGCTGCGCAGATGCCCGGCTACCAGTTCGCCTTCGATCAAGGATTGCAGGCCTTGCAGCGCTCGCAGGCGGCCACCGGTATCAGTGGCGGCGGGGCGGCGAAAGCCGCCGAGCAGTATGGGCAGGGGCTCGCCAGCACGAACTACAACAACGCGTACAACCAGGCGCTGCAGTCCTATGGGACCAACCAGGGCGCGGCACAGAACGCGCTCGCCAGCCAAAGCGGTCTCTACGGGCAGCAGCTCGCCGCCGCGCAGCAGGCGCTCAGTGGACAATCCGGCGTGTACGGCACCAACTACGATGTCACGCGCGGGACCCTGAACGACTATTACAACCGGCTTGCGGGACTCGCGGGCATCGGGCAGACGGCGACTTCGCAATTGGGTTCAGCCGGACAAAATTACGCCAGCAATGCCGGGAACCTGCTGACCTCGGGAGCGGCGGCGCAAGCCGCCGGCCAGATGGGCGCGGCGAACGCTCTGAGCGGCGGGCTGGGCGGGTTAGGGAATACCGCTCAGAATCTGTATGCGCTGAATACGATCTACGGGCAGCCAGGCGGGAACGTCAATACCGGCGTTGACCTGTCGCCCGTTACGAACCAGATCACCAACAACGCGGTCAACTCAGCCTTAATGCAGAGCCCGTTGGCCAGCGCTCCCAACGTCAGTTCATACCAAAGTTCGTACAATTACCCAACCCCTGGATGGGTAACGGGGTGACCTATGCCACTTGATCCGAACATCTCGCTTTCCTATCAGCCGCCGCAGATCCAGAATCCGCTCGCGACGATGGCGCAGGTCCAGCAACTACAGAATGCACGGTTGCAGCAGCAGACCGGCCAGCTAGAGTTGCAACAGCAGCAGCGAACCCTCGCCGGCCAGCAGGCGCTCGATGACGCCATGCGCTCGGCGGTGACCATGTCTCCCGAAGGCACACCCATCTTCAATCGCCAGGCGGTCAGCGACAGCCTTTCGCAAGGCGGCTTCGGGCATCTGGTGCCGGGCGTCTTAAAGAGCCTGACCGACACGGAAACGGCCTATGCCGACCTGGCCAAGAAGAAGGCGGATGTTGCCAAAGTCCATCAGGACCTCGCGGAAGGAACACGGGACGCAAGCGGACTGCTGGGGGTGACCGTGCAGAAGGCGGGGAACACGCCAGGAGCCGCGATGGGCGCAATCGCTTATGCGAAAGCGCACGGCCTCGATCCCTCGGTCGCAGATGACCTCGCACAAAGGATCACGGCGAATCCGACCACGGACACGGTGAAGCAACTCACCGACAATCTGATCGCTCAGTCACCGAAGGCGCAGGCCATTCTCAAAGGGCAGCAGGAAGCGGCGGCGGCGACCGAGACCGCCGAGACGCGGCGCAGAGCGGAGGACCGGCAGCAGCAAGAATTCGCGATCAAAGCGCCGGGCGAACAGGCAACCGCCGAATTCGCGCAAGTCAGGAACCTCGCTCCGCAACTCTCTGGAGCCGTGCGTAGCGGCACCTACGCGCAGGCCTTCCAAGCGCTTCCGCCGAACATTCAAAAGTACTATCCGGACCCGGCGACCAATCCGAAGGATTTGGACGTGCTTCGCGCCGGCATGAGTCCGGCGGAAGTGCAGACGGGAGCGCACCAGACGGTCGAAGAACAGCAAGGAGCACAGCGCATCGCCATCGAACGCCAGGCGCAGGAGATCAACAAACAGCGCTGGGGCTTCGAGCAAGGCGGCGGCGTCTCCCCTGCGGCGCAAATGATCGCAGACGGGAAGGTCGATCCACAAACCGCCCGCACCATGCTACGCAACAATCCAGGGCTACTCGGGCAGGTCCAAACGATAGCGGGGCAGGATTTTGGTTTCGATAAGTTGGATCAGCGCTACGGCGCAATCAAGGGGCTCGCCCCTGGCGGGACGGGCCAGAGTCATACTGCCATCCTCGCTCTCAATACACTGGTGCATCATGCCGATCTCGGCATCGATGCGATTGACGCTTTGAACCACGGCAATTTCGTACCCGGCAACGCCGCCTATGATGCGATCCGTAACCTGGGCGGCAATCCGGCGCCGAACGACTTCAATATCGTGAAGAACTTCTTATCTGGTGAGGCAGCGAAGGTGGCTCAGGGCGGCGTACCGCATGAGGCCGAAGTGAAGGACGCAGCCAGCGCCTTAGCGACCAAGAATAGTCCAGACCAATTGAAGGGTGCACTAAATACATTACTGCAGATTGCCGGCGGGCGCATGAAGCCGATGATCGACGAGGGCAAAAGCGCGGGACTGACGGCGCGTAACAGTTGGGACAGCACCAGTCCGGACTTCACCGTCTTGCAGCCGGACTCGAAGGCTGTTCTTACGAAGCGCGGCATCGATCCGAACACCATGAAGCCGGTCGCGCAGGGCGGCGCGCCGCCCGTTCCGGCCACAATGCCCAAAAACGTAACGAATCATGAGTACAGCCAATCGCGCAAGCAATGGCGATACTCGACCGATAACGGAAAAACATGGCAGACACTCCCAGCACAGTAGACGATTGGCAGTACGTCCCGACCGCCTCTTCGAAGGATGATTGGCAAGCCATACCGGTTTCGACGCCACCCGGTGCTATCGAGCGAATGCTCACTTCTCAGCCGGGTCAGCCATGGATACAGGGCGTGGCGCAAGGCGTGGGCAAAGGCGCGATGTCCACAGCCACCGGCCTCTTGGACATCCTCCAAAAGACAGGAGCCCAACCGGTCAGTCTTACGCCTGAAGAACGGACCCGCCTGACCGTGCCGCAGGGTCCGGGTCAGGGTACCGGCAAGTTTCTTGAGCAAACCGGCGAGTTTGCGTTACCGGGCGGTATCGCCAGCAAGGGAATGGAGGCCCTTCCTTTTGCCGCACGGCTGGCAACGCAAAGCGGCATCGGCGGTGCAGTGAGCGCGGCGCAATCGGGCGGCGATCCGACAGCCACTATAATCGGTGCCGGTTTAGGTGGCGGTGGAGAACTGCTCGGCTCGGCAGCACGCACCGTACAGGCATGGAGAAATCTCCCCTTAGCCGCTACCCCGGAAAACTTTCGCGAAGCGTTCGCGGCAACGCCCAGCCAGCTCGCACGCATCAACGACGCTACGCCTACGCTCGCCAAGTATGGCATCGGCCCAGAGAAGTCCGTGCCTGAAATGAAAGCCGCGGTGGACAACCAACTCGCGGAACTCGGCAAACAATATGCCGCCAAGGAAGCCGCTGGCCTCGGCGACAAGGCACTTCCTGCGCAGGATGTTCTTGATGGTCTCGATAAACTGCGGGCACGTTACACCACGTCAAGCGGGAAGGTGCCATCCGCATCGAAGGACATCGTGAAGACGATTGACGAGCAGATCGCTGACGTGAAGGGTGATATGGATGCGAGCGGCAACATCAAGTTTAAAGACCTGCGCACGCTGCGGGATGCGGTGAACCGGAAGGTCAACTGGCTGAACCCTGACGGAGATCTATATAGCGCTGCCGGGAATGTCTATCGCGGCGGCATGGATCAGATCGAGCCGGGCATGGCGGACCTCAACCGGGATTATCAACACCTCTCGGAAGTCTCGGGCATCGCAGACAAGAATATCGACTGGGGCCGCGGGATGATGCCTTCACGCTTCGATCTGGGCTTAGCCAAAGTCTCGCGGCCAGCGGTTGGGACCATGCTGGGAAGTCAAGCCGGCGCGGGTGCCGCTCACTTGATTGGTCTACCGCCTGCATGGGGAGCTACCATCGGCGGCACTATCGGCGCGGCGGCGTATCCGAAACTCGCCAGTGCCGCGACTGAGGCATTACAGAATGCCGTTGCAAGCGGAAAATTCGCCGCGCTTTCCGGTGCGCAGAAAGTTGCATTACAAATGGCGGTGCGGCTCAACGATACAACCGGAATCTTAAAAATCCTGGGGATGGTCCCGCAGGCCGCAGTGTCCAGCGAGTTTGCACAATCCCGGCGTGCCGGGCCTTAACTGACGATTTGCCTGCGACTTCCCTTAAGCATCTTCCGCCGGGCTTTTTCGGCCTTGATGCGGCGGCAATTTTCCTTGTCGTTTTCCAGCATTTTTCGCCAGAAGGCCTTGAGCGCTGCCGCGGTAAAGGGAATACTGGCTTGTTTCCAAAGAACAGCCAGAATCATTATGGGAATGCCCAACCCGACCAGACTTGCAAGCAGCACCCCGCGATATGACCAGTGTGCTACACCGGCAATACCAAAAGCGAGTGCGGTGAATATACGCACCCATTCTCCGTTCTTGATCACGAACTTCTCCGTAGGCGAACACCATGTCTAACGTAGCGGTACGTCCAACGCAGCAGCAGACCCACGATGAACGGTCCGAACACCAGCACGGCATCAAACTGATCAAACCGGAACGTCTCCCGTGTCATGCAATTAAAGAAAAATAGTGCTGCCCAGCCGAGCGACAGCACAAACCACAATCTCGTGAGCATTAGAATATTTCAGTCTTTCTTCCCGGCACAATCCAGCAGATGCACGGGCATGGTAACCAGAGAGCTAGCTAACGGTCAGCTAGCGCGTCACCTATCGAAGTTTTAGGATTTGCTCCACTTGACTCAACCGCGCGTCGAGCACGCCTTCCACACGGATGATTTCGCTGCGCACGGCGGAGATGTCCGATTTCAGCTCATTGCGAAGCGAGAGTATCTGCTGGTCGAGATGGCGTGAAAGCATGTCGATCTGCCGGTTATTAATGAGTACGCCGACCAGAATGGCGAGCGTGGGCCAACCGATCGCAATCAGTAATTGTGTATTGTTCACCGCAGGTTCTCGGGCGGGATGCGGTCTATCAAATCGCGGATGGTGCTGGTGAGCTGCTTGATCCCGGTCACTATTTCGAAATCTTGGTCGCGCAATGCCTCGATGGATTTCCAGATCCGTTCATGCTCTTCCCAGTTCCGCTGCTGTGATTCCAGCATGTTCACCATCGCCTCTTCCAGACGGTCCAGCCGCGACTTTCCGTTCGGCGCGTTATCCACAACTCATTTCCTCCAATAAAGTACATTTCCTATGCCACTGGTCAACTTCAGCGACACCACACCCGCCGCCCCATCGGGCGCGGTGAATATCAAATTCCAGACCGACACAAGCAATAACGTGTCGGGCTACTACACGCCCGGCCAGACCGGCTGGCAGTCGTGGACGCCCGTGTTCTCGGCGGATGCCGGCACGTTCGCGCTGTCGAACCTGTACCTCAACTCGTACCTGCAGGACGGCCCCAATGTGTACTTTCAGGTACGCTTCGCGGCTTCGACCTCGAGCAGCTCGGCCGAGTTTCTGTTCTTCACGCTGCCGACGACCGTCATTGCGGCCAATAACTTCGCGGCGATCCCGCCCGCCATCGCAGAGACGACTCCCGCCGGCATGAGCGACACCACGCTGTGCCCGGCGCGCGTGGAAACCGGGACGAACCAAGTTGTCATTCAGCGCGACAACAATGCGCCCTGGCCGGCCGGCAGTTACCTGTTCGCGGTGAGCGGGTTCTATCGCTCGTCGTAGCGTCATTTGTGGTGTTCCAGCTCGTGAATGCGAACGCCGGTCTTCATCTCCGCTAAGGCTGCTCTGACCTCGGCTCGGAGCGCCTGCACCTCAGCCTTTAGCGACTGAAATTCGGTGAGGATCTCGGACTTCATGATCTGCATTTCGGCCCGTAGCGTCTCTTTGGCTTCGTTGATGCGGCTGTTGCTGTAAATCAGAGCCGAGATCGGCACGACAATGGCGATCGCTGCGGTCAGTACTTGTTCATCAGTCATTTGCATTGCTATTTCCTGCTGCGTTTCGCTGCGTGAGGATGAAGCGCCTCAGCCTTGAGCAGCCGCCGCAGTACCTCGGAAAACGTAGGCTTGCGGCCTTCTTCGAGGCGCAGCCGGTATTGCTCTTTTACAAGGACTTCAACGATGTCCTCATCAATGCGAATGGAGGTGCCAGGGCGCTTTGTCGAATCGTTGCCGGGCATAGCGGTCAGGGTTTTTCCAGCCTGGTAACGCGATCCTGTAGTGCTTCCATTTCCATGTCGAGTGCCCGGAGCGCCGCGGCGTGGCTGCGCTGCCGCGTCTCGACGGGCGAGGCCCATTTGTGAAACTCCGTCAGCAGTCTGGTCTCCACGCGTTCCAGGCGTTCTGCGATCCATCGTTTATCCTCTTCGGTCAGCATTTGGGTGCCTCAAATTAATTTACAGTATATCTCACCCTAGCACTTGACTGCAATCCCACAATCCTGCCATACTACAGTCATGCAACAAAGATCCT